AAATAGACAGTAGTTGACTAGATCTGATGCATCCTTTGCTGCCTGGATAGCCCCAGGGGTTGCATCATAGGGTATCATTCGTGCTAACTTCTGATTACTAAGAAACAAATCAGACAATACTGCAGTATATGCTTCAACAACTTCAGTAGTTGATGTATCGACAATAGAACTAACACCTTGTGGTGCTAGGTGAAAGTCGGCAACACCTGCATATTCATACGTTGCTTTTAGTCGCTCTCTTGCTAGTTCTGATGAGTTTAACCAATCACCAGTTGAGTTTTGTATACCCGACTCAACAAGATTGACAAGTTGCTCATCACTAACAACTTCTTTATAACCGTGGGGTTTATCCATTAATTCTTCCCTCCGGTACCGGAATAAATAGGCTTAGCCTTTTCTAATTCCTTTACAGAGTAAGCGCCAGCTTTTGGCAACGGAGCCTGTGCTTTCTTAGGCTCTTTTTGTTTGTGTGTTTCTTCTATAAATCTAGACATGTTACCACTCCTGGGTTTACGCTCTATGTCGTTTTACTTTGCTTGCAACCTTTTTAGGTTGTCTGCTAAATTGTTTTCCTGCTTTTGTAGCTTTTCTCTTAGCCCTAGTGGTAGCAGCGTGTTCTGCTGCCGTGAGACTTCCCACAGCTGAAGCTGGCATATAACGCTCTCCAGTAGCCAATGGACCCTGAGTAGAGTTTTTACCACTTTTGGTTCGCCACTTCTGAGAAGTCCATTTGTTCAGACTTTTTTGCGATGGCTTTCTCATTTTTAATCTCGATAGCCTCCACCATTTGCTTTATATTGCTTAGCAAGCATCTGCGCCTTTCTAGCCGACCATTGGCCTGGACGACCTCCTTTACCACCCGCTTTAATTTTGTTAAACAGGTTTTTACGCATGGTCGGTTTTGTGTAGTTTCCTGCCTCATTAACAGCCATCTCCTTCTCCTACCATTTTACTTTGTCTGCCCAGTAAGCAGCACTTAAAGGACCACGTGCAATGTTCTTTGCGTGTCTAGCTTTAAATGATTTACGTTTCATCTTCATACGTCTAGATTCACCAGCCTTTGGTTTACCTGCAGTGCTTGCGCCTTTCTCACCGAACCGGATTAGTTTTTCCTTACCAGCCGACCTTGCAAGGACAGCGTGGGATTTTTTGGGATGGTTGGGAGTTCTTTTTGGTTTGTTGTAACCGGAGAAGGTTTCTCCTGATTTTTCAATTGACATTCTTCTTCTCCGCTTTTTACTACAGGGCTTTTATAAGGCTTAACTCTTTTTTGTTTCCTTCGATGGTCGTATGGAATATGTAGCATTACCTGCCTCCACTATCTGGCTTATAGTACGACCACAACCAACACAATATTTTCCCATAGGGTCTAAAGTACAAATGTTTACACAGGGACTTTTCATGTTTCTACTCCATTGAGCAGTTTACATTTATATTCAACAGTGCTCCAATTACCATCTTTTGGTAATTCTTCGTGTAGTAGTTTAAATTCTACACAGTCTTGTCTATCTTCAAACCACTGTATTTCTTGATTCACACAGCTAGTTTGCATACAAGCAGTTAAAATAAGAGACCATATCATTTGTGTTCATGGCCCATCCAGATTCCGAATACACCAGTCATAACACCCATGACAACAGACACAAAAGCAGACTGTGCTCCTGTTGGATTATCTAGTTCCATAAACCATTCAGCACAACGCCAAGACATTACTGTACTTGCCAGCATCATTAAACGTGGTAATATTTTCCATTTAAGAAATTGTTCTACTGTTACTGGCATACAAACCTCCGTTATGATACTTCTTTTTCTAAAGTTTCTACTTCTTCTTTAAGAAGTCTTAATCGTTTTTTCTTTTGGATAAACTCACGTTCTTCTGGAGACACGTGACGTTCAACATGCATACGACCAAAACCATCGTGATAAATATCAATTGAATCTCCTGATTTATAGTCTTCTTCTAATAACCAGGTTTTTTTAAATAACAACATAGTTTTCTCCTATTTTGTTTAGCTTTTCTTGCTTTTTATTTTTTCTGTATATAAAATAAGTGGTGGTATTTCCGCTACGTACCACCGGACGTATGAGGACAACGCGGAACTCTAGGGTCCTTAGTGACCCTTTTATCCTTTATGTTCTATAAGGGGTATATGGATTAAGACACAGAATAGTGTTTAGATTAAATTACTGTTTGGCTTCCACTATAGGTTTGAGTACGATTTATCCGTGTGTGTAGTGGTAGTAAGAGTATCTATATGTTTACAGCCAGTTTGTGTCCACTTGTTCAATAGTAGATAGTTTCTGTTTCCAGGATACATTTGAGGTACCTAGTTTATCCCAATGGGTCCGTAGTACTTCACATCCTATAGCTAATGCAATAACTGAATCATCGTAACAGTTAGGAGCAGCTTCTGTTTTACCTGTATCAGTAGATATATAATCCTTAAGTTCCTTAATGATTTGAACAGAAGGTATTAACAACTCTTCGTTTTCTATAAGGTTCTTTAGGTTTGCTATGATGACAGGTTTAGTAGCAGATGTAGTTCTAAACCCTAGTCGTACACCTTCTTCTTTAGATACATTAGCTACTTTAGTTTGTCTGTATAAGTTTATGTAGCCCATACTGTCAAGTTTCTGTAACGTAGCAATACCCATAGAGTTAGATTCTACAGCTAACAAAGCATTGTTGTAGTATCTCCCTAAGTAAAACAGTAGATCTCCCCACATAGATGGATCAATCTTATTGTTCCTATAATGAGCAACTACTTCATAATTCTTATTTAGTACAACTGCAGCAGAATAATCTTGACCTACCCCCAGGGCAACATCAGCAGCAATAACATAAGGTGAATCCCAATCAGGGAACTGGTATATGTACAGAGAACCTTCTTTGTTTTCATCAAACATTTTAGATGAAGGATCCCATTCAGACCTTCTCTCGTAGGACTGTGGTACTAGTGCGTCCAGACGCTCCAGGTTGAAGACGTTAGATCCTGACATAATAAACGCTTCGTCAGCTGTTGATGGGTACTCTTGTTTGAACTTGAGTTCTCCACCTTCTGCAATCTTAAGCCTTCTCCAGTAGATCTGTCCGTTGTCAAGGCTATGTTTATCTCGTAGTTTTTCTTCTTCAACTGTTAACTCCATGTTCTCTGGGGGTTTTCTAGTGTATTCCGGTGTAATATACCACGGTAAGAAGATTGGAAGGTATTCATTATCACCATCTACAGCACCCTTCCAGAGCCTGTAGAACTCCCCTTGAGCACCATTAGCTGTAGACTCCAGGATAACTTCTGTTCCATCAGCACTTGAGATACCCTGGAAGAGTCCTGCTAGGATCTTCTCGTCATGTTGCCAGAAAGCTACTTCTGAACAGTGTGCTATAGTTGGCGTAGTACCTCGTCCAGCTTCTGGAGACCCCGCTGTATATAATCGATAAGAAGCAGTAGCATCTTTATCAGACATAGCGGGACTATTAATAATAATTTCTTTAGCATTACTACGTATTTCTTTAGGAGCAAGATCACCCTCCATGTTACGGATAAGATTCTTTGACATATTAAATAGAGCATCTGACGTAGCCGAATCATGAGCCATGACAACTGATCTCGCATAGGGAGTATAGTAACTCTTCCAGAAGACTCGTCCAGCGCAGTATGTCGAGATACCTTGTTGACGAGCTTTGAGAATAATTGCTCTAACCTTTCCTGTATCATTCTTTTGTTTCTCCAGTTTTTCTGTAATTATCTTCTGAGCTTCGTTAAATATAAATGGTACAAAGCCTTGTGATACATCTTTTGTTACAATTTGTATTTGTTCTTGTGCAAATCTACTGAAGTTATCTTCATAGTCTTTGAGTCTAGACCTTCTTTGCTTTTCTTTAATTAGTTTAGCTATATCTTTTTTGTTCATATCTATGGTTGTCCCCTGAATATGTTTAAGTACCCCTGGTTGTTTATAAGTGTTTCTTTGAGTAAGCCTGATTAAAGTAACAATATATATAAGTACCCTGATTACTTTCGTAGCCCCCTCAATCAATCAGGGTACTCTTAATCATTCAATCATATCTTTGAATCCCTTCGGGATACTTATAGTATCTTTCTCTCTTCGCTCAGTCGCCGCTAGGCTCTCTGAGTACTACACCTACTCTCAGTACCCCTAAGGGCACTCACAGAGCCTTGTAGAGGGATTAAACAACCTTTTATACTCTATAAGGGGTATATGTAGTCCTTTACTGAGATCTTTACCAGATGGTGGGTACTGGGAGTGTACTATGAGAGTACCGAAGGACAATGCTTCAATGTATATACCCCTTATAGAAAAGGCCTAAGAATGTTACTATACTACTATAAGTATCCTATAGATACTCTGAGTACTTATAGACTCTTATAGTGTCTTATACTAGGCCTCAGACAAGCTGAGTCCTCTAGATGGTAACAATCATGTTATCCTCAAACTCCTGAAAGGAGACCAGATATGTCTTTCACATATTCTGTTAACACTGATGGAACTGTCAGTAACGTCCAGTTCAACAAAACCGAACACTTTGGTGTCAACATCACATGTGCTGAAGTTGTATCAGACAACCTAGACTACGATCAGTTTCTAGAGTCTGAACATAACCAGTCTTGTCGTGAGATAAGAATGTGTTCTTACCCTGAAGAGTTACTCTAAGGGGACAGCCTGAGCAAGCTTCTAACTGCTCTCTTCATTCTCAAAGATCTAAGAAAGGATCTGTCATGCATATCACTAAACATGCTAAGGTTCGCTTAGCTCAAAGAGGAGCATCTGTTCAGGATATCTTCATTGCTTTACAAACAGGCAACAAGATGCCTAACAGAACTGATCCTAACAACAAGTTCACATTCATTGATAACAGATCAGGTTTGTATGTAGTTACTAACCTTGATGTCTCTGTCGTTATTACAGTATTCTGGAAAGGACAATAATATGATTGATGTAGCAGTAGTTATCGTTGCTGTATGTACAGTAGCTTCCCTTGCGGCACTTGGGGTAATGTGTCTAGCACCTATCATTGATTACATAAACAGAAAGTTGGGATAATCATGTCTGTATCTAACACAACCCTCGGTCTCTTGTTGACACTCATAGGCTTCTTCTTTTCTCTTGCAGCACTCATGAGTCACTCACATCCATTCTTTATTATAACATTTGTAATACTAACTATTACAGGTGTTGTTCTATACTCAGCAACTCTTGTAGATTGGAGCTAACATGATTACATCTATTGTTCTGTTAACTTTGTTCATATATGGGTTACTATCTCTAATGCATTGGATGACATTCGGTGACAAACCTTGGTACTTAAGGTACAAAGAGGTGTTCACAATTGCTACTGTGTTCTGGATTGTAGTAATCATAGAAGCATTCAAATAACTATAGAAGGCCGCAGACAAGCTGCGTCCTCAAATTGGACTGACCTAGGTAAACGTCAGAAGATCTAAACGGCCTAGTGGTAGGAACTGACACCTGCCCCACACCTGAGTATGTGTGATATAACTGCTCTCTTCAGGCACATCCTGTGTCACAATCAACAGCAAGGAAGGTAATATCCCATGCTAACAGAAGTACGTAATTTCAAGATCACTGATGTAACTATCAACTATCCTAAACTGGATAAACCTGTCAATCCCTTTGGTACTGAACAGTATGAGCTACAGATTGCTACTACTGACGAATCAAAGGTCAAGGAACTTGAGGATAACTATATCAACTTCCGCAGGAAAGATGGTGAATTAGTCAAAGACGCTACAGGTATGTTCACTGCTAGTCTTAAACGTAAAGCACATAAAGCTAACGGTGAAGACAACGGTAAGGTACGTGTAGTAAACTCTGACCTAACACCTATGGATAAGCTTACTACAATCGGTAATGGCTCTAAAGCTAATGTCATTGTGTTCCAATATCCATATGATGTAGCTGGTCGTAAAGGCGTGGGTAGTTCACTTACTGCTGTACAGATCACAGACCATATCGTATATGCACCTAACAACGGTGTAGACTTCCATATGATGTAGCTGGTCGTAAAGGCGTGGGTAGTTCACTTACTGCTGTACAGATCACAGACCATATCGTATATGCACCTAGCAACGGTGTAGACTTTGAAGCTGTAGGTTCTATTGAGCCAACAGAAGTTCAAGGTTCAGCTAGCGATCTGTTCTAGTTCTATGTCCTGAGCATGACACTAATCTGCTCTCTTCATTACAGGGATGATAAACCTGTATGTACATTATGTAAAGTAATGTGGTAAGCTATGGGATGACTCAGATGCCCTTCTATTAGAACACATTGTACCTTGAAGAAAGGGCAGTTCTAATATTGCAGTCAGGCAGACCTCTGTGGTTAACCTGACTGCTCTCTTCAGGATCTGGTTGTAGTCCTAATACAAATGCAACAAGCGGTACACGTACTGCGTCTTCAAAAGAACCCTAAGCACGATGGATTAATAACCACGGTGGGGCACATCGCAGAATCAGATTCGGGTGTTCAGTGCTACATACTCAAAGTATCCTATGGAAGCATAGGTTTGCCTGTACAGCAGGAATACAACTAGTCGTGGTCTATATTACAGATCACGCATCTTCAAATTGCAATGCTGCCTTGCGAGGGTAGTGGCACAGCTACAACTGTGTCGAGTGGGACTCTGTAACAAATTAAACTGCGTATAGGTGATGCATCCCAGTCACACTGTTACACCCACATCTCGCCAGTTTCGAATAGCGACTCTGTGTGCTCGGTCTTAGTTAACCTTGTAGCACCAGAGGCGCTTGTTAATTTCATCGCAAAAAGTCCCCCTTCGAGGGGCACTTTGTGCATCCTTCGGGGAATCTCGTACAAACATCTGTGTGTCTCTTACAATAACGAGGGACACTCAAAGAATTTTTAGACGAACCGACAACACGCATAGGAGTAAAATGAGTATATTCACAGACCCACACGCACGTAAAGATACGTTTGAATCAAAAGTATACACCAGACTACTTGCTATTGCAGATGCAGAAAAAGCTAATGCAGACGACAGTGGTGATGATGTTGATTGGACAATCTTTGAACATGCCGAACAAAACGCAAGTCAATGGGCAGCAGTCCATGAGAAGAGGATTTGGAAACATGTCTAATGACAATGGTAACGAATGGCGTGACAGTGACACTACAGGTATACGTGCTATCGTGTATAACACCGTAGAGTTCACACTAACAGATCCAATTGTAGGTGCTGAACGTCCATTACTTATAGAAGTCGGAAAAGCACACGACAAAGAAATCTTTATTAGTCAAACAGGAAGAGTGATTGTGATCAAAGCTGACTATGTAGATGAAGCTACAAGTATCCTTGCAGACTGTGGTATCATTGAGGATGTCGCTCTAATCAAACATATTACTGAATATGAAATCCAACATGATGATGTGTCGGTAAACTAAATATGTTATTTGGATCTATCTATATCATCATACTGCTATTCTTTATTATGTTAAACATTCTAAAATACATAGCAACACAGAGATAAAAATGGATCCTATCAAACCAGTCAACCGTATTGCCCGTACTATGCTTATGAACAGGCAAGGCAAACAGGTTGTGCAGTCAAAAAAGATTTACAACAGAAAGAAATCTAATGACACTCACAGAAAAGAAAATACAAAGAATGATAGATAACTATCAATTCATGCAGACTTGTTTTACATGCTGGTGCAAAGAATCAGACAAAACACCTGTAGAGCAAATGACTCAGCTGTATTATTTCCTACGTGACCAAATGCAAGACGTAGAACGTATCGATAGACAAGATGCTATTGATAATCGTAACCGCCTTAACAGTAATGGTTACACAGGAAAGGCTGGTCACTGATGGATCTATCAAACAACAAAATTGTAGTTATCCCAGAATCATGGGATGATATAAACAACTATATAAAAGATACTTTTGAATACAAAGCTTACGCAACAGTCCTTGCACTCATGGTTGAAAACTATACACTACATGAGTTCAGTAAAATGAGTGGTTATGGCTTCTCTGAATGGAAACAGGAGTATCTTAAAGATGTCGAAATTAAGAATTGATATACGATGTGTTGAATACTATGATGTCGATTTATATTGTGATCTACCATATGGATTTACAATAGATGACATTGATGACGTATACTCTAATGGATACGGTGAAGTAGCCATAGAACTAACAAAAGACTCTAGTAAGGAATTTATGAAACTTGCTAGACGAGATAATTTATTCTCTTCCAACGACTGGAAAGAAAACATTCGTGGATCTGGATGTATGTACTTAATAATTAATCTGCCAAATGATTGGGATTTCTACCAAGCATCTGTAGAAGAATGGCAAGATGGTAAAGTAATTGTAAAGTTAAGAGCACTACATAATGATATGGAATGCTATGAAGTTGATCACGAAGTCAGTCAATGGGAAGAAGAACTATGAGTATGTACATTGTGTCATGGCAAGTCAAACAAACAATTGACAACAAACCTGCACTTGTAGATCACTGGCAGGTATCTCAAGATTGGTCTCATGCATCTGCAATGTACGATCTAGTCCTAAATAAAAACGATGATGTATACTGTGCCGCTATATCACAAATTGTTATTGGTACAGAACCACATTGGTATGAAGGGATCGAAAATGTATCAGCATGAAGTATATATCCCATGTGCAATGGGTAGACAAACATTTGAAGATGCTAAAACACAGCATGAAGTATATATCCCATGTGCAATGGGTAGACAAACATTTGAAGATGCTAAAACACTTCTCACTAACATTCACGGTGGCTGCACAGCTTATCACAGTGTCGGACACTGGAACAATGAAGGTACTAACACTGATGGTACTACTAACTCTGTGCAAATGCGTGAAGAAGTCTGGGTTGTTCGCGTTGTATCTGATGACCCCACATTCTCTGGCCTCAATCTAATTGAAGCTGAACTATTCAAACGTAACGAGAAATGTGTCATGTCAACCACTCAAGAAATAGCAGCGAGGTTCAACTATGACAGCTGATTATGTTTATCCAAGACTAAATGGTGGTACTACACTATGCTATGGTGTCGTAGAAGAAGATAGTAATTTCTCTGTTGTATGCAATGACGAAAACCAAGATGGTATCTGGTGTGGTGATCTAGAGTTCCTACCAACAAACTGGAATCAAGTGTGTAAATATCTTGAGGAAAACTATGATCCAAACATTGAACAATTGGAGACTTGCTAATGAACATTGATATTGATAAAATGATTGCCACTATCGGATGGGTACATGTAATAATTGCTGTTTGGCTTATTGTGTAATGACTGAACAACAAATATTTGCTAGAATGTCTGGACATTTCCTATGTCAACATTTACCTGATGATTGGGCAGACTGGCCTGAAGAAAAACTAGATAAGTTTTTTGAGGACAACGCATGGGAACCGCTAGAGTATTGGCCTGTCAATGATGTTTATGAATTGATTGATAGCCTGACTAGAGATGTGATGAACCTGATGGGCGTTGATGGTACTGACCAACTACTGTAAAGGGGATTGAAGATGTTTGACATAGGTAAATCATACAGCGTACTCGTATGGGATATGCCTGTCAGTGTATTTGACAACGAACTGGATGACTACATTCGTAATGAAGATGGCACAGTCAAGCTGTTCAACATACCTAACTATGACTACTCATACGTCTGTGATAGTGTGGATGTGGATGAACTACAGGAACGTAAAGAAGGAGATAAATATGACTAAACAAGACTTTGAGTTCTTTGCTAAGTTTGCTGTAGATCACAACCTATCAGATACAGCTATAGATCAACTACTAGAATTATTCATTGCTCGTAATGATAGATTCTCACAAAAAATGTGGTGGAAACGTTTCCATTACTTGGAGAAACAAAATGGGTAAACTAAAAGAAATCCATATGAGCATTCAAGAAATGATAGATCAAGAAGTGTACAATGAATGGGTCATGGTCGAAGACTACATTATGGAATCAAAAGAATATATAAAAGTACACGTAAAAGACCTTGTAAACTTTCAGCTACAAAACATTGGTCTTACAATGTCTCAAGATGAAATCCAAGATATGGTAGAAGACGCAATCAATTCAATTTATGGAGTATAATATGAAACTATCATTTGACGTATATACAAGAAACCTAGACAATGCTACAGAAGCATACAAACAACTAAATTCTGTATGTAAAGAAATCAGAATGGGTAAAGGTACACGCTATGGTTCAGAAATAACATACTACAACGTGTATGGATCTGTAGACACAGCAGATGTCTCGACTTTACACGATGCTTTCAAAGAAGGTTTTGTAGACGATAGTGACGATGTTTAATGACAATCGTTGATATAGAAAACGTATACGCTGAAGCCGATGGTAAAATTGCTATCGACTTTGGCGGTGAAGAAGTCCTTCTTACACAAGAAGAGGCTACACATTTATATATAGATCTAGGCTATGTTCTACAGGAACTAGATGGACAGTTTAACATTCAATAGAAAGTTTGTATCATGCAAAAATCAATCGCAGCTAAAATTATCGTAAACCCTATTGGTCGGCAGAACCTGCAGTTTCGCCGTACAACTAACCAATATGGCCCTAAAGGTTCTTTCTCAAGCAACCAAGGATACTTGTCTGTATCACGGTTAGCTGCAGGTAGCCCTAACGGTACTGGTGGTAACTTCTGTAGCCGCCCTAAAGTATAACCAAAAATCCCTAGGTACACTTTGTGTGTACTTAGGGACTCTTTTATTTTATTTTAGGTAACCGACAAAACGCATATGCATCTTTTTTGGGTAACCGACAAAATGCATCAGTGCCGTGGTTGCGCCTGATCCGATGCAGCTTGATCTAATAGCTCTTGCAGTTCCTCATCAGACAAATCTTCAGCCTGTATTTCTACATTGGTCTGATCAATACGTGCAAGCTTAGGTGCTTCAAACTCTGCAAGAGTCTTTGCAATCTCTAATGCTGTATCAAGATCATCTTTTGCTACTGCTTTAATCATCATAACTTTAAGAACATCTATAGATGTCATATCTGTTGAATCAAGAACATCTGTTTTATACAGCTTCCATTCAGCCATAGACATCTTAGCAGCTTCACGAGCCTCTTTGTTAGCCTTACGTGTTGCTACACCTTTCTTTTGGGCTTCTCTAGCAGACTCAGTAGTCCACCCATCAGCAAGGTTTTTCAAACTCTTTTTATTAAAAGGCATTGTCTTCTCCATAAATTCTATATACCCCTTATAGGTATATCTTTTATGCCGAGGACAAGCCTCGTCATCAATAAGGTATAATTCTATAAGGGGTATATATAATTACTATGAATTTCAATGATTACCAAACAAAAGCTATTACTACAGCTGTCTATCCAAAACATCAAGCACTTCCGTACTTGGCATTAGGTTTGTCAGGAGAGGCTGCAGAAGTCGCAAACAAAGTGAAGAAAATTCTTCGTGGAGATTACGACAATGACCCAACAAAAGCAGAAGAAGCCCTGGTCTCTATTAGTAAAGAACTTGGTGATACTCTTTGGTATCTCGCTGTTCTTGCCTCAGAGCTTGACACTGACCTTTCTACTATTGCTGCTGCTAATCTGGATAAACTAGCTTCACGTAAACAAGAAGGAACACTGAAAGGATCAGGAGATGAACGTTAACCATGAACCACATGAAGCATTTATGAAAAGGATGAGTAAAGAAATGGATGCTAAATCAAGACAAGTAGACGGTGACCACTATCAACTACCAATACAACCAATAGACTTTATTGTTAAAAATAATATACCATTTAGAGAAGCAAACGTTATCAAGTATATCGTTAGGCATCAGAATAAAAACGGTAAGAAAGATATTGAGAAAGCTATGCATTATTTACAAATGATACTGGAGGATTATGATGTTACTACATGAGTTTTACAGTGACGATGATTGTTCACGTGGTGATTCAAGTTATCGTAAAGCATCAGTATTCAAAGAACCCGATGGTTCATATACTATCACAATGGTACAAGACGCAGCAATCATTGAAGAACGTAACATCAAAGGACACTCAGAGCAATACGCAGAAGACTGTGCAGAAAACTGGGTACTTGGTGTTATAAAATGAAACAAGACAGAAACAAATTAGATCACATAACAGATAAACCATTTAAAAAAGTAACATGTATAATGTGTAACAAAACCTTTTCCACTATGGCTATTGATAACCGATCTAAAATCTGTCCCAAATGCGACATAGAGAAAGTAGAAAACAGTGAATGAAGACATAAGTAAAACAGTACTAAAAATCAGAAGACGTAGAGAAATACTAGACCGTTACAAAATAAGTAAAGGTTGCATTGACTGTGGTTACAACAATAACCCCTATGCTCTTCAATGGGATCACAGAGATCCATCAGATAAAATATTCACACCTCATCGAATGGCTTCTTACAGTATTAAGAACATCATCCTTGAGGCCCGTAAGTGCGACATCCGTTGCGCTAACTGTCACACAATCAGGTCAGTAAAAGAAAAACACTACCTAGAAAGAAAAGTTTATGAAACTAGTATATGATATTGAAACAGACGGTATTGATGCAACAAAAGTATGGTGTCTTGTAGCTTACAATCTGGACACAGGTACTACATACAAATTCAGTGATTACGATGACTCTCTTCCAGGAATGGACGATGGTTGTGCCGTATTGAACAATGCAGAAGTCCTCATTGGTCATAACATTATTGGCTTTGATAATTTAATTATGGAAAAGCTATACGGTTTGAAACTAAATAACAAGAAAGTGTACGACACTTGGGTCATGTCTCAAGTATTACAGTACAAGAGGCAACACAAGCATGGACTAGCAGGTTGGGGAGAACATCTTAACAACTCAAAGATCTCTTTTGATGACTGGGATAAGTACTCTAAAGAAATGCTACGGTACTGTGTACAGGACGTAATGTTAAACGTAAATGTATTCAACACCCTAATGGCAGAATACAAACGTATTGCTGCTAAACGTCCTACAATAAAAGAGGGTTTACTTATTGAGCATGATACAGCTAAGTTCAATGCCCGTGTAAAGACCCGTGGTTGGAACTTTGACAAGACAAAAGCTAAAAAGAACCTTAAGCTTATGGAAACACGTATGTCTGAGATTGAAAAGATAATACATCCACAATTGGGTACACATAAAGTATTCATTGATAAGATCAAAAAGTTTCCTAAGTACAAAAAGAATGGTGACTACACCACAGTAAGTGCACGTTTGTTATCTGACTACTACGGTAAAGAGATTAAACAAACAGACATTCATGTACACCCAGCAGGAGAACCATTCCAACGTTTTACTGTAGAACAAATAACACTTGGCTCTATGGAACTTGTTAAAGAATGGTTGTTGACCATTGGTTGGAAGCCTGACGAGTACAATCGTAAGAAGGTTGGTCGTGAATGGATAACAGTAGGTCCTAAGATTACTGACACATCCTTGAGTAAACTAGGTGATATCGGTAAGATGATTAGTGAGTACTACACTTTGCGTAACCGTAGCTCTGTAATTAAAGGGTGGCTTGAGTCATTACAAGATGGACGTATCCACGGTAACATGTGGACTATCGGTACTCAAACATTCCGTTGTCGTCACGAGGTCATTGTGAATCTTCCAGGTGTTAATGCACCCTGGGGTAAAGAGTTACGTGAACTATTCATTCCTGATGATGACTGGAAAGTTGTTGGTGCAGATAGCTCCGGTAACCAATTACGTGGCCTATGTCATTACGTAGGTAACGAAGACTTCACCAATGAGGTTATCTATGGTGACCAACACCAACGTAATGCAGATGCCCTAGGTTGTGATAGACCTACAGCAAAGAACTATCTCTATGCTTATCTCTTTGGTGCTGGTGATGCTAAGCTGGGTTCTATCCTTACAGGTAAACCTAATGCTAACGCTGGTAAGAAGTCACGTGAAGACTTTGCCAAAGGCATCAAAGGTTTGCAAGAACTACGTGATAAACTAGGTGAAGTCTGGCGCAGCACACAGTATGCTTCAGGTGAGGGTTGGTTCCCTGGTCTTGATGGTAGACCTGTGTTTGTCTCTGGAGAATATCAAGCTCTTAACTACTTACTGCAAACTGCAGAGGGTATCACTTGTAAGTCTGCTTTGTCATACTCTATGAATAAGATTGATGAAGAAGGACTACGTGCAGAACCACGCTTGTTCTATCACGATGAGATTGCTTACGTTGCACATCCAGATGATGCTGATCGTGTAGGTGAAATCTTACAAGAGTCATTCAAGAAAGGACCAGAGATGTTTGGTGTTACTTGTATGGAAGGTGGTGATTATGTTATCGGAAACAGTTATGCAGACGTACATTAATAATATAAAAGAGAGACCTTATGAAAACTCAATTGAGTACCCAGGATACCTTGTATCTTACCACCCCAAGCCTAAAGAACTTATGCCCAGAGAGTGGTTCAATATACTATCTCGCTGGTATACTTCACAAGGCCACATCGTCCTCCATAAACTCGCAGCAGTTGAGTACGAAAGAGATGAATGGGACCCCTACCCATTAGAAAACAAGGTAAAACACTGGGGTATAGAAATAATTTATAGATAAAGGAAACAAAATGGCAATAGCATTAGTTGATGCTGATTCTATATACTTTAGGGCTGCTTACAGTAACCCTAGTAATATAGAGATCCGTAAGATTATTGATAGAACAATGAGGGAATGTATCTCCTACGCCTTCTCAGGGCCTCAGGAGTACCGTGTAGCCCTTAAGGGTAGGGGGAACTACCGGAAAGGTCTTTACCCCGACTACAAGGGCACCAGACCCCCAATACCGAACGATCTAAAAGAAGCCCTTAACTATGGTCATGATTACATGAAAGAGAAATGGGGTGGTATTGAAGCTGACGGTATGGAAGCTGATGACCTTGTTTGTATCTGGGCATATGAAGCTAGAGAAATGGAACTAGACTTTGTTGTTTGTGGTATCGATAAAGATCTTAAACAAATACCAGGTCATCATTACAATTACTCTAAGAAAACACATGAGTTTGTTGATGATGACAAAGCAGAAATGAACTTAATGTTACAATGTCTAACAGGTGACACGAGTGATAACATCCCTGGGATCAATGGTATTGGACCAAAGAAAGCTGCTAAGATACTTGAGGGAATCCCAGCAGGTCAACGATGGGCAGCTGTTGAGAAGGCTTGGAAGGAACACAATGCAGGTGACCCTTGGCTTAGTCGTAAACTACTTACTATGTTGACAACATGGGAAGAACTAGAGGAAATGAGTAAGTATGTACAAGATGAGTCACTACTTCTCCCTGAAGCCACTGAGTGCAAACAAGATGTGGAACCGGAGGGGGAAGACAACGTTCAAGTCAGCGGATTATCTACAGTATCAGAATGATATCCGTGATCAACTGATCGGAACTGACTGGCCCTTCGGGTCTGGTCAGGTATCCTTTAACATTATAGCAGGTCTATCTAATCGTGGAGCAGACCTAGATAATGTAATCAAACCAATACTAGATACATATCAAGGAGTGTATGAGGAATTCAATGACAATAAAGTTTACAACATCGAACTTGAAAAGCGAATCGTTAAACGAGGAGGAGAGTTCCTTGACATCAGAATACGAGAGTATGAAGGTGATCAAGCAACAGAGACTCAACAAGAAACGAGAAGCGAGTTACAAGAGGAAACTAAATCGTCAAGCTAAAGAAGAAAGATGGAACTAAATATGATAATAGAAAAAGATCCAACGTTTAATGGTATCTATGTAAGAGACACTGGTGATGATATAGAAATAATGCCAAAACCTTATGAAATTGTAGATGCCAAATATGTTGAAGGTGAGTTTATTGAAATAGGGTATCCTATTAATTATGATAATTGTTCACCTGCTCATATTCGTAGAGCAGTTTATAATAAAGTAAATCTTATGAGTAGTGAAGAATTAATAAACATAGCTAACCATGTACTAAGAACATTTTATATGAGTGTTTATAATGATAAGGACCCTGTAGGAAACAAAAAAACAATTAATGAACTATTGAAATATTACCTTTATTGTACTTAAAAGAAAGATGAAACTAAATGAATGAACGAAGATATACTAAAGGACCCTGCCCATTCCCCGAATGTGGTAGCTCCGATGCATTCACAACATACACTGATGGAGTGGGTCACTGCTTCAGCTGTGGAAAATCAAAGAAAGTAAATACAAACATGGATAGTTATGAACCTACCACCTTTACTGAGCTTACTAAATTCTCCGATATCAGTTCTTATCGTAGCTACCCTGTTACTTCTCGTGGTATCTCTCAAGAAGTAATAGATCACTTCGGTATTAAAATGAGTGTAACAGATACAGGTATGCCTGAAGCACACTTTTATCCGTACACAAAACATGGTATCACTGTCGCATACAAAGAACGCAAGCTACCAAAGGAGTTCAAGACTCATGGTGACTTCAAAGACTGTGAACTGTTTGGTCAGTCTTCTTGTGTTGCTGGTAAACACAGATTGGTTATCACTGAAGGTGAACTAGATGCCTGTGCGGTAGCCCAAAGTATGCTGAGTACCAGTGACAAAATCTGGAATGTTGTGTCAATCCCATCAGCATCTAATCTAAAGGGTCTTCTAGAACAACGTGACTGGATTAACTCATTCAAAGAAATTGTACTGTGTTTTGATCAAGATGATGCAGGTCAGAAAGCACAAGATGCTGCAGCTAAAATGTTTAGTGCTGGTAAAGTAAAAGTTGCTAAGCTTCAAGAGAAAGATCCATGCGAAGTACTAATAAAACATGGTCCAAAGTCTCTTAATGATGCTATCTTCACTGCCCAAGTGTGGTCACCTGCAGGTATTGTAACAGGAGAAGCAGTATGGGAACAATTTAAATCAAGACAAAACGTAGAGTCTGTACCTTATCCTGACTGTATGAGTGGACTCAATGAAAAACTAAAGGGGATACGCTATGGTGAGATTACTCTGTTTACCTCTGGCACTGGTAGTGGTAAGTCTACTGTCATTAAAGAGATTGTTCTTGACCTTCTTACTAAGACAAATGATAAGGTTGGACTCATTAGTCTGGAAGAAAGTGTTGGAGATACAGCCGAAAAGTTTATCTCAATGCAACTTAAACGTAACATCATGGATCCTCCACCAACTAGTGAAGAGGAACTTAGACGCGGATACGAAGCTGTGTTCGGTGACGAGCGACTGGTTCTCTTGGATCACCAAGGCTCCGTTGGGGACTCATCTCTTATCGATAAGATCGAATACATGGCCCTTATGGGCTGCAAGTACCTCGTTCTTGACCACATCACTATCGCGGTATCAGAAGGTTCTGAAGGACTATCTGGTAACGAAGCGGTAGATAAAGTAATGTCTGACCTATTGAAAGTTGTAAAGAAACACAATGTATGGTTGGGTCTCATCTCACACCTACGCAAAGCCCAAGGGGGTAAGAGTTTTGAAGAAGGGAACATCGCATCTATCGATGATATCAAAGGCAGTGGTTCGATCAAGCAGATCTCGTTCGACATCATTGCTTTCTCAAGAAACCTTGTCGCAGAGTCAGAGTCAGAACGAAACACAATCAAGTTCAAAGTACTCAAGTCTAGATTCACCGGACTTACAGGACCTGCCGGAAGTTCTACGTACAACAATAAGACAACAAGACTAGTATCGTCAGGAGGGTTTGATGAATACTTCACAGTTTGAAGTAACACTGATTGATAGTATGGGGAGTGACCTAGCAGTAGTTAATGCTGCTAGAGTCTCCTTTAATAAACAATCTGAATATGAAACAATCGAGGTTGGTTATGATGAAGATTGTAATCCTGGAGAACCTCATACTATTAAACGTTTAAATAATAAAGATAAAAAACTAATTAAATACTTAGCACAACATGGGCACTGGACACCCTTCAGTCAAGTACAATACCAAGTACGTATCAAAGCACCTATTTTTGTAGCCCGACAGTGGTTCAAACATATAGTTGGTATTACACGTAATGAGGTGTCCCGAAGATATGTTGACAGTACACCGGAGTTCTATGAACCTACTACATGGAGAGCTAAACCAACAGATGGGGCTAAGCAAGGATCCAGTGGTGCTGCTGAGTCTCAGTACTTCCCTAATAAATATCTAAAGAATATCCATGAAAACGCTATTGTGTGTTATGAAAAGATGTTAGCCCAGGGTGTATGCCCTGAACAAGCACGTATGATTCTACCTCAATCAATGATGACTGAATGGGTAGAAACGGGATCCCTAGCTGCTGCTGCACGTATCTATGCTCAACGTACAGATGCACATGCACAAGTAGAGATCCAAGAGTTAGCCAAGATGTTTGGTGACTGTCTAGAAGATATCGCTCCCATCAGTTGGGGGTGCCTAACTTAAAACAGAAAGAGGATTGTATGAATCCATTCGATCAGATCTCAGAGTACCTGATAGATAAAGTCTCAAGGGTTAATCCAAATAACCCTAAGTCTAACTCAGGTGGTGTACTTTTAAGATTATACAAAGAATACAAAGAAGATATGCCACGGCTAGTTGCTGTAGCATTTCAAACAATACAAATGAGATTCACCTACGATACCTCCGATAGTCCTGCAGGGACTGCACAGTTAACTGCTGTATCCACAGCAATAGGACAACGTGTAGCACGTGTAATAAAAAGAGAACCCCCTGGGTTACCCTGGAATATGCATGTAAGACTAGGTGATCTCTTCATTGAAGCTTTCTTTAACTGTGGATATATTAACTTGTACTACCCCAAGACAAGGGATACTAGTTATATTGTATCAGCTACAGCTAAATGGATTGACCTAGCAGATATCCCTGAGGCACTATCAAGGATCTCTTTGAATCACACAGTACTAGAAAGACCAGAAAGAATAACAAAGGTTACACAACCAGATGGTGAACCCCTAATCAAGAACTGGACAGAAGAGGACAACGATGAGTTCCGTACAATGATAGGGCAACCTTGGATTAAAGCAGTGGATAATCTACAAAGGACAGGTTGGCGTATTAACCAACGTGTCTACGATGCTTTAATGGACAACAAAGATTCTTTTGTTTCATCTGTACCCATCGAAGATAACGATGCTAAGGAGATGAAACGTAGAAGTAAGAACGTTGAGTGGGGTTTCATCACTACGAAAGCCAAACTTCTGTATGAACATGATGTGTTCTATCAATACATGCAAGCCGACTATCGTGGTAGGCTTTATTACTCAGAGTCTTTCTTAAACTACCAGGGATCTGATCTTGCCAGGGGTATGATGTCTTTTGCCAGGGGTAAACCTATGACAGAAGATGGACTCTTCTGGTTAGCTGTATACACAGCAAGTAGTTTCAATCAAAGCTACAACATTGATGAGCTACCTGAGTGGTGTGAAGGTGAATACCAAAAGTACCTACAAGAAGAAGGCTTAGAGTCTATCAGTGTAGATAAGTTTACACTAGAGGATAGGGTACGCTGGACTAATGACAATATGAATATCCTAATTGAAATGGGTAGAGAGTCTATCATTGCTGATATCGCAGAGAAACCAGTATCGTTTCTTGCTTGCTGCCTTGAATGGTACGACTATCAAAAGGCAGTCAAAGATAATAGAATCTACATAAGCCACCTTCCAGTGCCCGTAGACGGGTCTAACAATGGTTGGCAGCATCTAGGTGCTATTTCTAAGGACAGCCACACAGGGAGGCTTGTAGGCCTTGTACCAGTAGATATACAATATGACTTCTATGTTCAGACTGCGAAACAATTATATAACCTTGTCACTGATGATCGTCTTAAATGTATCTTAGATAAGATGCCAATGAAGCACATCAGAAAAGGTATATCTAAACGTGGGAGTATGACAAGAGCATACTCTGCAGGTGCTAGGAAGATTGCTGAGAACATGTTCTTTGATTGTAAGACAGAAGACTTCCATCTTACTTATGGTATAACACAAGATGACTGTGATAAGTTATCTAAGTTACTAATCAAAGCAATCAACATGGTATGCCCAGGTCCTTTACACACTATGGCATTCTTACAAAAGATTGCACAGTATGAGATCGGTGAGTACAAAAAGTTCTGTCCCAATGGAGATGTTGCTGGACCTGAATACAAACAACTAGTCAAGGATCAGAAAGAACTATATACTAAAAAAGATAAAACAGATGAAGAGATTGAAGAGTTAAACAATCTAACTGTCAAGTTAAAATCTTTCAAGAGTAAGCTCATCTATGGTAACGGTAGAGATAAACTTACATGGGTAACACCTTCAGGGTTTAAAGTAACCTATGAAAACTTCACAACAGCTACACGTAAATGTAGAGGTACCATAAGTGGATACAAGACTGACTCTAAGGGACACAAAGGAGTAAACCATGTGGCAAGAGTACCTACGAAGACCCCAGACATTCGCGGATTTATGTGCGGGGTCAGTCCTAACTACATTCACAGTCAAGATGCAAGCCATATGGCATTGGTTATTGAAGACTGGAATGGTGACTTCGGAGCAGTGCATGATTCCTTTAGTACTCATGCATGTGATGTCGAAGAGTTACTAACAAAGACAAAGAAAACATTTATCGATATGTACGATAAAAGAAATTACTATGACTTAATTCAAGACAACATCATCACTGATGCTACTAACCTTGACGTTGAGCAACCACAACTAGGTGATCTAGATGTAACACAGATCTATGAGTCTGATTACTTCTTTGCCTAAGGAGATAACAATGAGCGATAAGAAATCGTATAACTACTTGGCTCTGCGTGGAGCACCAGTAGATGACATGGAGTATGTAGAAACCTTTGGTCTATCACCAGACTCTGCATACTCAAATAAGATTAACGAAGACATGCTACAGTATAACTATGATAAAGCAGTTGAGGGAGGTTTAGAACCTGACAAAGCTGCAGAGATTAAGAAGAATGCTGAGCGTGACATCAGAGAGCTACTGGCTAAGAACGGTATGCTTAAATAAAAAAGCCCCTACTAGTTTCCTTAATTGGATTCTAGTAGGGGTATTTTTTTTATTTTAGTGAGAGTAGTACTGATACACAGGTCTACCTTCTCGTATTGCTTTAGCAATTTCTCTTTTTAATTTAACCTTACGCTTATTGGTTTCTTTTATCATAGAGTTTAATCTTTTATTAATATCAAGAGATTCCATCATTGTCTTTCGGAACTGTTTTAGATCACCAAGAGTTATGTTTTCTTTAATATTAATTGACCCTAAGATGATACGAAGAGTAAATTCAATGTCTGTCCCTGGAGGAAGAGTCTTAGATAATTTACCAGCTAAGTTAGGGTAACCAAGTGTAGGTGACCCATCTTTTAGTGCTTTACTATTGGGATCAAACTCTAACAAATACTCCATAACAGAAGTATCAGTAGGGTTTGTTAATACTTGACTATCCGGTATACCCTTAAAGCGTTCATTAAACTGTCTATCAATTTGTGATAGTGAATCTCTAGCTGCTTCAAGATAAGACCACTGTAGATTAACATCAACCCAGTTGTTGTTAGCTTCTTCAAGGATAGTGTCATAAGACATAGCATCTACTTTAAATGCATCATACACTGTATGGACATATGGGTGACCACCAGAGTTAGCCTTAAGTTTATTCCATGATTTACCTGTCATGGTTTTGACAACGGTTGCTGCATCAATTGAATGCATAGGAGCCGGAACAGACCCACCATAAGCTACATCACCAGGAACATAGGTAATAACTTCATTACCTTCTGAGTCAACATTTGTGTATCTCTTTTCCGCAGCAGCTGTAAACACTTCACCATACTTTGATACAACTGGTTCAGTCTTTTTCATTTCACCAATAGGGAGTTTCTCTTTTGGGTTTGGCCTAACAGATTTATCTTTAGGGGACCACACCTTTACTTGTTTAGAAGCATCTTGATCTAGCCCTGTACTAACAGATCCTCCAAGATTAATTTCAAAACCTGTAGGTGAAACAATAGTAAACAATTCATTAGATATACCAGCCATCTGTGCAACGCTACGCATCATTGCTCTTGATGCAATAACCTCAGGAGATAATGTAGCCATAAGACCATCGATATATTTACCATGAAGTGTCTCAATAATTAATGAGTTAGGTATTTTGTTTCTGTTAAGGGACTCAACCCAATCAACAAGATATGAATCAGGATCTGAAAAACCATTATTAATATCTAATTGTTTTTGTTGTTGAGACTCTTGTAAGAGAACGTTAAAACGTTCTTCGATATCAGACTTAAAGCTTTCTAACTCTCGACCATATGGAAACGTCATAGTGGTTTGTTTGTTAAGCGCACGATCTTGATACACAGTACGTGCAACACTAAGGATATCTCTAAGACTCTCAGATCTATCTAGTTCTGGGCCTCTGAATGACTTATTAAGTTCTTCTATAAGATTTTCTGCAAGTTGATCACGTATATCTTTATTCCCATCTAAGAAAGTCTTTGATCCAACCTGTCTAAGAATACCAGTTTTAAAAGCCATCTCATAGACACCCATCTGCATACCATTAGATGCAAGTCCATTAGTCTTACCATCCATCATAGCGTTAAAGAATGATTGATGTTCATAAGTTCCATCAGAGCTTCTGTTATTTCTCTTGTCTTGGTAATTAGCAAAGTCAATAAGACCGTCTATAAATACTTGACCGTCTTCACCCTTATCTTTAATAGCTTTGAGTAACTCTGCATTAGCCTCAGGATCAATCTTAGATTCCCACTTAGGTAGTTGTGGAAAGTCGGGATTAGGTTGACCATTTGCCAGTATCAACGGAACACCTTGTTCAATTGCATTAGCAACCGCCTGGACATCGGCATCAGAAATGGCATCCATAGCAGTTCTTAACACATCTCCCCACTCATATAGCTGTGCTGATTTTGTTTCCAACATAAACTCTCGTTCAGTTGGTGTAAGAACATCTGCCCCATAGTCTAGCCCCGTAAGGTTTTTATCGATAAGGGTCATAGCGTACATCTGACGTAACGCTTTCTCATATCGTCTACTAGCTGCTGAACGATTACCTACCCTGGCTGGAACAGCATTAGCTGTAACAAACCTAGCAGTCTTAGAACGAGTAGGGTTAAGTGTGTTCTGTTGAGCATCTGATATACGACCAGAAAATGCTTGTGTATAATAAGTAAGGAAGTTTGCACCATGTCTTTCTAATGCAATACCATAAACATCCTGTGCTAAATTATTAACTAACTGACTGTAGTTACGTTCAACCTCTTGATTTTCTTCTAGCTGAGGAAGTTTTTTACGTTTAGCTTGAGCACGTAACTCATTCTTTTTATCAAGACCTACATGGTTTATAGTAGCTAATCCAAAAACATCATTTTCTGCAGTAACCTGGCCTGTTAACACAGGTATTACTGTTGCTAATAATATTTTAAGCCTAGATGGTAGTATGTAGTTAGGTATCGTAGACATATTTTCTTTTGCTTCATTGATTTGTTTAGTACCAACTACGGATCCTTGAGCACCAGAAATATTTCTTACTACCTGCTCTGGTTCACCAACTAGTTTACCTTTTTTCAAAGCACTCTTTGAAGGTCTGATTTTGGCTTTAGGGAACATCTTTGCCCTCTTCCAAGTACCAGCAGATAACATGGTTTCCCCATAAGGTGTGATTCTAAATGCCCTTTGTGGTCTCTTACCATCGTTCTTATCAATATGTATTAGCTCAATGATAGGATTAACATCAGATTCATTAGCAGCAAAATATAATTCTTTAGCTAGATCACCTAAGGTTTCAGCATCATCTTTAGAAAGACTTACTGGATTCTCAACACCTTTCATTTTTTGATATTCACTATGGATGCGTCTTCCAATTTGAACTCGGCCTTGTGCTTTAGGTACAACTTTTGTTACAGGCTTACCTTTTTTATTTACACCTTGAAAAGTATCACCTTCATCTTCCATTAACTCATATGCTTCAACACCATCTTGCATAGACATAGTAGCCATAGCATCTTCTACAACTAGTCCAGCTACTTGTAAGAAATCTCTGTCTGGTTTACGAGTCTCTGGGTTAATAGCGTTAACAGTGTTTAAAACATTAAGGGCTACGTTATCTTGAGCGTTAACACCTAACCCCCCTAATCCAACGTTACCTATTTCAACTTGATCTGCTAGATTTAAAACACGTGCACTGAGGCCACCATCATCAGCAACTGCTTGATTAGCTTGTCTTGCCGCTACCATAGATTTATTACGCTGTTGTTCAGATCTATTAAAATAGTTATTTCGATAATCCCAAAGGTCTACACGACCTTCTTCTTGACCACGAGGCACAACCCCTCCTTCTCGTTGTTCTGGGGTTACTACAAGTGGCCCAGTAGCTGTGCTTTCCCTATACTCTTCCTCACCAAATAAGTCTGCACTTTCTTCTACAGTACGTACATTTACCTCAGGGGTATCCTCAAGGTTATCATTAGAAGTAACCTCAGAGGTATCCGGCATCGGTTCCATAGTGTCAAATAGTGTTAACTGAACAGGCTTAACAGCAGGGGTTTCTTCTACCCCCACTGCTTTTTGTTCTTCTCGGACAACAGGTGCTAATGCTGACTCTCTTGCTAGTTTTTGAGTTGCTGTCTCTGCTATTGTAGCAGCACGTGATTGACCAAGTTGTTTACTCATTACTTTTCTCCTTAAAGTTCCATGAAGGTACTGCATCAGAGATAGCAGTAGCCGTATCACTTATTACTTGACCAGTTCTTTCAGCACCGAAGATACTTAAAATTGGTGTCATCTTACTTAACTGTTGACCTGCACCACCAAAGTCTCCTTCAGCTACTTTTTCTGCAACTCTTCCAGTTCTATTAATAATACCAGCTGCTGGAGCTTCACCAGAAACTGTCTTCCATGCCCAATCAAGACCGCCTTTAGTTCTTCCATCATCATAAAGACCATAACCTGCAGTGTCAATTAAACGATCTGCAACACCAAGTAATCCTGAAGATCTAATACCACGTTGGATATACTCAGAGGTATCAAGGTAAGGGTTACCAGCAGTCATCATTTTCTTACCGCTTCCACCATACTTGATAAGATCTTTAAGATACTGAGAAGCAAACCCAAGCATAATCATAGTAGTCATTAAAGCAAAAGCATTGTACTTCATTGATGGATTACCACGCTTGATATACTGCTCATACATTTTAGGTATATGATTCGATGAGAATGTAGCCATAAATCCCTGGAACTGTGTAAGTAAAGCAAACCTAGGATCCTGATAGATCAGTGGTCTGTTACCAACAGTAGGTAGAGCGACTGCATCATTGATAAAGTTAAACGTGCCTGTCCTCATATTTTCTGTTAAGATTGCATCATCTGCTTCACTTAAAACCGCTGACATATCACCAGCCATTTGTTCATAGATACGGGCTACGTCATCGACATTGACACCAAGATTACGAAGCATTTCTTCGGACTCTTGAATATCATTATCTTTAACAAGTTCAGGGTTGGCTCTTTTCATTTGCCTAAATTCTACAATTTTATTAATATGATCATACATAAAATCATTAGCAATAGAAGCTCTCATAGAACGAGTAAAGTTAGTCCACCCTGTAAGACCTGTCATCTTAAAGAATAGCTCATACCATTTCTGATGTAGAGGGTTAACTTCAGACACACCTGTCACAGTAGCGGCACCAACATCCCATTCATAGTAACCTAAATCACGTATGATCTCTTGACCTCTTGATTGTGTACCAACACCTTTGTCCTGCCAACGAACAGTGTCACCAGCAAATCCCATAAGGTCTGCTAACATTTTAGCAAGCTCTCTACCAAAAGAATTAAGACTAGTTCTTCCAGAAGTTTTACCTTCACGACCATAGATTTGATTAAAGGTAAGAGCACGACCTGACAAAGCTATCTCTACAAGAGAAGCAACTGTAGCCAAACCAAGCATTGTAAATGTAGCTAAGAACATAAGGTTCTTTTGTGCAGCTACAGCTTTTTTACCCGCCTCTGAAGTAGGCCTTTTATAGTTACCAGATTCAGCGTTAAGATAATCAACAAGCCTAGAAGCAATAGCGTTTACTTCTTCTCTTGGTACACCTTCATCGTACTCCATTTTATCTAGGAGAGATGCCATGACCTCTCCATTTTGACCAATGTATTTACGATGTGTTTCAAATCTAGCAGCAGACTTAGCTGCCTGAGATACGTTTGCAAAGATATCTTGTTCCATAAACTGATCGAACTCTGGGTTCTCTGACATAGCAAGAGATCTTTTACGATGTGACCCAGGAACAATACCACCTTTGGTTACGTTAAAGTTTTCATCTACTACATCATTAATAGAACTAACTTGATCATTCTCAAGTATCTTATCAGTTAATTCTTTTGCTATAGCAGGTGTTATTTGTCTATATTGATCTACTAATGTGGCTTCAAACTTGGCACGATCAGCAGCTATTGCTGCCTTGTTTAGTGTCTTAAACTTAAACAAATAGTTTTGTATATAACCAAGAGTAGGTTTTCCAGTCTTTGGATCTATAGTATACTTAGCCTGACGACTGTGCATTAAGTCTGATAACTTGTTTAAGTCTTGAGCTAATTGTACAATTTGATCTCGACCAGTCATAGTGAAAGTTATACCATCTAAAGTAACAACCTCACCATCTTGTGGTATCTTACTTATATCAGGTAGACCACTTTTGTTTTTGATTATGTGCTTTAAGATTGCATATACTTGTTTACTAATCTCTGCTCTTTTTGTTCTGCTAGTAATCTTGTTATTATTTAAGGCAGCATAAAAGTTTTCTGGTACACTCACCATATTTTTAAACATAGACACAAGGTTAAACTTATAGGACTCTAAGTCTCTACCAGAGTTAGATTTTGAATGACTTGAATCAGTCATAGCTCCAAGAGTATTACCTGACTTTGTTTCTCTATACCTATCTGGTACGGCAGTTCTTGTTAGTTTTCTTACAAGTTTAACAGACCCTTCAAGAGCACGACCAACAACACCAGCAAGGGTGTTATCTTTTTCAACTCTTTCATGTTCAGCTTTACGATCATTCATATCTGAAACCATAGATCTTTTAACTTCTACATCTTGTCCTTTTACCTTATAAGTTTTTTTCTTTTGTGCTCTCCACTTTTCAAAACTAGGAAACCCTTTTGCACCACTATCTTTAGCTGCTTTTTGTTCTTCTTTAAACTGATCCATAGTAAGAAGAGTATTGCCTTTCATTGCAGCAAGATACTCTTGTTCTTCTTCTAACAACTCATCAATAGTTTGAACACGAGTTCCTTTTTCTCTTGCTTCTTCAGCAACCCTTTCAACCTCAACCATGTTTACAGTTTGACCTGCATCTAATTGTCGTTGTGTTTCTTTAGCTTTAGCTAGATCATAAGCAATTTGCCCATTCTCAACACGTTCACGTTCAGCACGTGCACCTTCTTCTGATAGCCGCTTAGCTTCTGCGGGTAACTTACGAACTTGTAAATCCTTCCAAGCACCAACATCATAGATAGCACCAGGGGCAGAAAAAGCTGTACCAAGAGTAGCACCAGCAACAGCACCAGCAATCATACGATCAGCTAGTTCATTATAATCAAAAACCTTATCGGACCCAAGAGTAGCTGAGGTATATGCTACAGCTTCTTGTAATCCCTCTGTTAACATCTCACCACTACCACCCCTTAAGGCACGAGCAGAAAGGCTTTTAACAATTTGTTTAGCAGCAACCTGTGAAGCAGCAGCTTTAGCAGCATCACCTGTATACTCTGCAATTGCCTGACGGGTTGCATTACCAACCATCTTAGTAGCTTCTGCTCTAGTATACTTAACACCCTTAACGCCTTTAGTCACTAAGTTTTCTACTGCTTCTTGCATAAGCTTTTTTGGTGCAAAAGAACCTAATGTTTTACCAACAATGATCTCAAGACCAAGACGTTCAAAAGCAGATTGTAGAATACCTGAACCAACAGCTACACCCATATTCTTTTTGCCTTCCATCTCATTCCAAGTTTGAGCAGCATAAATAGAAGCAGGAGCAAGCATACTTGTGGCTAGTGTTACACCACCTGTTAGTAATGATCCAGCGCCTAAAGCACCTGCTGCAGTTCCCACAACAGGAGCAGCAAGTGCAGATGCACCAATCACAGCCATGTAAGGTAAAGACATAGCAGCGTTGTTCATAACATAATCGATACCGTCACTAAAGCTATCGATATCTTTCCAGTCTACAATACTAGTCCCGTACTTTGCAAGACGTTCACGTTGTCTTTCAACACCTAGACGACCTACCTCTGCAAGGTTCTCATTATCTGTGGCTTCACCCCACATATTCTTAAGGCCACTCCAGCTTTCCTGGATACCTATAAGAGACTTTTCAAAGTTATCTGACCAAGGATTCAGTGCCTCATTCATAAGTGTACGATCACTTGAACGTGTTTCAACTTGATTTTGATCATAGAATTGTAGCATTCCAGCTTCTTTAGCAGCAGCTAACTCAGCCTCATCAGATGCTATACGTTTAAGACCGTACTGTTGATACCCTTCTTTTTCTAAAGCGTCAGCAATCATGCTTCGGGCTGTAGCCCAATCATCAGTAACAACAGATGGTTCAGCTGCAGGATCATATAGTCTATCCTCACGGTCTCTTTTAGCTTGACCAAGAGAATAGATTAAATCTTGAGCATCATTAGTAAACTCAGTAGGTTTATAGATACCTTCTGACAAACCTCTATCAACAAAGTTTTCACCCGCATCATTATACCAATCGGCAATAATACGAGTACCTCCACGATCCATTTGGACTTCACCATTCTCATCAAGTCTTGGCTTAGGGTTTGTATACCCAAGGTTATTCATTAGATTATAAACAGCTTCTGTTGTTGCTTCACCACCAGCTTCACCAGTAGTGTATCTTTCAGTACCTAGAAACTTTTGTACTTCAGGTGCATCAACACCAGGGAATCTATAAGACTCCCCAGTGTCAGTGTTCACAGCAGTATCAGCATCTATAACACTAAAGCTTGTACCTTCTAGTTGTCTATTAGGCATGGGGGCCATAGTATCAAACATCGACATACTGAATCTCCTTATCTATACAGGTTTTTTATTATAAGCTCTTTGTTTTTGCTCAATGAATAACTCAAATGCAGATATGTTTCTTTCTTTAGCTTCTTTAAAGAAGTCTGCTTTTGACTCTTCGTCAGTCCATATGTTTTGCATTTTAGTTTCATTAGGGTTATTACTATCAGGGTCAGGTACTGAATATGAACCATTTAAGAACTCATTTTTAAGTTGCGTATAAATATGCTTAGCAACTTCATGGTCCTTGGCTGTGGGTTTAATACCCTGTTTAGGATTAGCCCTAGCCTGACGAACAAGACTGTTAGTTAACTCTGAAATCCTTTTAAAGTCCCCTGGTTTATCTTTATCAGGAACATTAAAAATTGATCCATCACCAACCAACGCTGGCATATAAGCACCGTCTAAGAATTTTTCAATGTTCTTATGTTTTACAGACTTACCCTCAGCACGTGCCTCGTTACCAAGAGCGACCATATTTGCATATGCGCTTTCTAGAATCTGAGGCATAAGGGTAGGATCAACACCACGATCACGTTGCCATTTAGCAATGTTACCACCTGCTACTGATGCTGTAATATCAGTTGGTCTATAATCTTCAGTGTTAGCTGCCTTATTCCCTGGCTTAAACTGTTTAGCTTGAAGGTCTGCAAGCATACGTGCGTACCTATCAGAGTCTGCAAAAACAGCTGCTTTATACTCGTCAGTCTCCTTTACCCTAGACCGATCCTGATGATACATATAAGTTGGTATCTGCTCACGTGTTTTAGGATCAACAATCATTTTAGTATATCCAGTTTCTTTAGTCCCAACCTTAACCTCAATACCTAGTCTTGGTTTACCACCACCTTCAGGGTACCATAGTTGTGGTGGACCTTCAATGTTCATTGGTGATGGTTTAACTATAGGGGTTAATAAAGAACTGTCTGCTGTTCCTGTTTCAGGATCGTATGAATCTTTCCATGCTTTAATAGATTTAGGAGAGAAGTTACGTTCTGTTTCAAGTTTAAATACATTTTTATTAAACTCTTTTCTAGCAGCTTTTAGATCAAGACGTTTCTCTTTTTCTAAAGCTTTCTTTTCAGCTGCCTTTGCATCAACACGTTTAACATATTGTTTAGCAGCAAAGTTCATAGATCCAGCATGAGACCCACCCATTACACGAGAACCAACATACATAATAGCCATACGTTTAAGTTCATCTGCATCAAAGAGATCACCAAAGATACCTGATAAGAAAGACTCTGCTTTGTTTACATCTTCTTTCGGTGCTCCATTACCTGCTTCTGTTGCTGCTGCTGGTGTTTGACCACTAGTAGTGCCATCATCAGAAGTAATACGTTTAAGTATTTCTTTAGTTGTGGAGTCTAAGTCTTCATCATACTCATCATCCATCCCTGTTACAGTAGATGTTGTAGAAGATTTTTCTTTTGGTTTAGGTGGTGCTGCTGCTGGTTTAGGCACACTAGCACTTGAGTCCATTGGTGTACCACTAAGTTCATCAGGGATAGAAGTATCCATAGGTAGTGGAACTAAACCATCTTTGTCTTTAGGAGAAGGGGTTTTAGGACCAGCCACTGGACGGTTTTCTTTAGGTAACATTTTAATGTCATCGGTTTGCCAAGGTTGGATATTCATCTTTTGAACACCTGCAGATGTCCCAAGAACCTCTAAGTCTTCCATAACATATGGCTTACCATCTTGTCCCATATACACTGGATTACCATTGAGTGTTCCAATTTGTGTATCACCTGTTTCTGGTTCAGCGTTTTCCACAGTTTCTGATTTAAATAAACCAGATGCACGTTCACCAATTGTACGGTTATACTCAAGACCTTCATTGTCAACATAAGCATCTTTAGATGAATCCCATTTGTAAGTAATAGGATTACCATTAGCATCTTCTCTAATGATAGTATCGTTTACACCATACTCTCCTTGATTAAGGGTTACATTTACATCAGGTTGTTTAACATCTTGAGGACCTATCTTTAAGGCTTGTTGTCGTGCAAGCATAGAGGCTGTTGGATCAGTACTCATAGCTGGTGTTGAGAATATATCATCATCAGGTAATGGAACTTCAGTATTAGATGACGCACCAGGAACGGTTTCAGCATCAGTTAATTTAGATACACGATCATCACGTGAAGTATTACTAGGAGGGATCACAGGTACAGTACTACTACTAGGGGGAACTGAAGCTGGTGTCTTTGTCATAGCTTGTAGTTGATTACCATCTAAATACACAGGACCCTCAGGTGTGTTGATGTACTCACCTAAATCATCTTGATAAACATCATTACCTTGAAGTGTTCCTATTACAGTATTACCACCTTTAGCAGCATTGTTTAACACATCAACACGATCATCCCGCGATGTATTGCTAGGAGGAACTGTAGATACTAATGGATCATCAGTAGGCTTTGGTGGAACTGCAGCACCGATCATTGGAGGTACTTGTCCTTGTTGCATACGCCGTTGGTCTTCTAAAATGCGTGACTGTTCAGCCACAGCTTTGTTAGCTGCACCCGCACCATCAGGATCATACATGCCCTCCTCACGTGTAGCCTTCTGTGCTGCTTCAACATCTCTTTGAAAAGCAGCTTGTTCTTCTGGAGAAACCATTGACATAGGTGCATTAGAAGTTTCAGGTCTGTCTGCTTTATAAGGTTTAAAGAATAACTCTAACTCTTCTCGCCTACGGTTTTCCAATCCTGGAATCACTTTACCATCAGCCATACGAAACTCTGCAGCTTCTTTCTTAAAGGACTCAAAGTCACCTGCGTTAAGTGCAGCACGTGCCTTACTATTAGCAAACTGTGGTCCACCAATATTATACAGAAGTGACTTAACAGCAGCTTGTTGATTAGGGTTAAGATCAGCAGTTACTAATTTGTTATAGTCTTGATCAGTTTTTGCCATCTCTTTAAGAAGTCTTTCATTAGCAGTCTTCTCATCAATAGTGTCTCCTATTTGTACGCCTTCAGTAAATCCATAACCAATTGTTGGGACACCTGCAGAATCAAGGTAAGCTTCATTACGAAACCCTTCTTTGTTTTTAAGGAAATCCATATACATCTTATTAGATATAGTTGGGTCTGGTCTAGTTGGACCATCTGTTTTTGAAGCTTCAATTAAAGCAGCAATACGATCAGCACGACTAGAATCTGGTGGAGGTACTACAGCTTGAATTGCATCCGGTACTTTTGGAGTATCATCATCAGAAAACATATTTAACAGTTTATCAAAGAACCCACCACTGCCTTCTGCAAGATACACAGGTCCACCATTTGCAGCATACTCTGGGATTGTACCACCTTGTTGTGCTTGTACAGCACGACCAGCGTTGTTCATTTGTTCAATCTGAGGTTCAAACATACGAGTAGCTTCTGCATTCAT